TACTTTCAACACAGCTACGGCAAACGGATCAATTATGACAAGCGGCACGGGCGCTGCAATCAGTGCAAGCCCATTCATTCCTCTTCAAAGCGGGGACACAGGTGTCAGGTCAGTGGAATCTGTCACGTTCCCAGGCGTGACCGACGTGGGGCTGTTTGCTCTCGTTCTAGTCAAACCTCTCATGACTGGTGTCCTACTTGAGCAGACAGCTCCTAGTGAAATTGTTCCGGTGTCACATCAAAGCCAGCTTCCAAGAATTTACGACAACGCATTTTTAGGACTTTTAACACTCCCGCAGGGTTCGCTCTCAGGGATTAGCTATCACGGCGAAATTAAAACTATTTGGAACTAGGAGTTCATCATGGCAGGTTTTTCGAGTTACGACGATTTTATCCAAGAAGCCACAGTCAACGGTAAGAGCTTTCGCCAGGATTGGAACAAAAACATGCTGCCAACAACGGCGGCAGTCGCGGGTGAGTGGTCATTCCTTGCTCGTGGAGGTGGTAACCCTGGAGCTGATGCGCTTTTCAACACTGGCTCAAACTTAACATTTCAGCCCGTTACTGATTCGACTTCAAACGCATCGAGCATTCAGCACGGTGGGGCTGTTTCTCCAGACTACAAATACCTCATGAACGCTTCGGCATTCTCTGCCGCAGCCACCACAATGCCATCCGTTCTTATGCTTGTGGATCTTGTTGGTTTTTATCGTGTGACTTCTGTCACAACGACTACTTCACAGGCTTTGACCAACACGCTTTCGTCTTTTTCTACGTTCACAGCCGACGCTGGTACTGATATCTGCACGCACTCAAACATCAACCTATTCCCATATACTCGCGTAAGGCTCACGACTTCAGGCACTCTTCCTGCGGGTCTTGCGCCGGCTACCGATTACTATGTGATCAAGGTAACAGACACGACTATCAAGTTCGCAACATCATACGCTAACGCGGTGGCTGGTACTGCAATCGACATCACTGACGCAGGTACGGGAACGCATACCATCAACACTCTTCTTCCTCGCTACACGTCTGGCGCTGGTCTTAAAGCTTTTATGTGGAACTCAAACGCCACAGCATTAGGTGCGGCAACACCAAACTTGAGCTTCCCTGCATACACAAACAGCGCTCAAACAGGCTCCAGAGCAACACCAACCGTTTTACCTATCGGAAAGACTGCGGCTGCAAACGGGCTTGTTCTTTATTCTGGTACTGGCGCAGGTAAGTACGGGCCATTCATGCCTATGCAAGCAGGTGACTCTGGTATCGCTCAAGTCGATAACGTGCAGATTTCAGTTTCATACGTATCAGGTGAATTCTCAGTCGGNNTCAGAGCGTGAATTCTTGTCTCAAATCCCTGGCGGACTTCCTCGTATCTATGATGGCGCTGCTCTTTACTGGATGATTTACCACGGCGCTAACACTCCAACTAACTCCGCTTTCTACGGACACCTAGACTTTGCGTGGGGTTGATAGATGGGGTTAATCGGTAATTACTCAGTACTGCATAAGTCTAACGCTAGGTTCACAAACGGAACCGCAACGGCTGGCGCTTATGCTGGAAACGTAAGAACCGCTTTCAATAATCCAAGCCTACTCAGGTCACGCGATGTCTTTTGGCCTAGTATTGTTGCTTATCCTGAAGGTTACGACGTAGGCACAGCTTTAATTATTCCAAGGTCATCAGGCGGTATCGCTTCGCATACTCAGATCGAAGGATCTAGCTCGATCAGCGCAACGCTTTGGGAAGTGAAGCTATCGGTAGCAGCACTCGATGGCGTCGGTGTAATTAACAGCGCAGCTCTTAGTCTTTTGAGTCCGGCAAGCGCAGCACTCACTGGATCGGGCGACATCTCAGCCGATCTTCAATCGATTTCAAATGCGATATCTGCACTCACTGGTCTAGGAACGATATCAAGCGCAAGCTTAAGCGCAATCGTACCACTTGAGGCTTCGCTGTCTGGATCTTGCTCACTTTCNNAAGGTTTCGGAAGTCTTAGCGCTGACATCCTACCATTTAGCACACTATCGCCTGAAGGATTGGCCGCAAGCCTCATGGACAACAACGACATCGAGAGCGGCTACTCACTCAGAGAAGCTTTGAGACTCATTCTCGCAAGCGTTGCAGGAAAACTTTCTGGAGCAGGTACGGCGACCATAACGATTCGTAACGTACCAGACGATAAGGATCGCATCGTTGCTACTGTAGACAGTAACGGGAATAGGACTTCGGTGACATACGATGTTTCCTAAAACTTTCTTTCCTCAAGGATTCTTCACGGGTGTTTACTTCCCCCCAACAACAACTTTCACATTGATAGACGACGGTACGAAATTCAACTATCCGCGCTATAGAAGGGCAAGACGATGAGTGAGAACGTAAAGATAAGAAATGCAGCCGATCCTGAAAAAGTTAAGGAGGCAAAAAAAGCCGAGGACTTGAATCGCAAGCGCGATATCAAAGACATACTCGAAGTTGTTTCAACTGAATCAGGTAAGCGTTTTTACAAAAGAGTCCTTGAATTATGCAAGGTTTACCAAGAAGTCGCTGAGCACTCAGGCTCATTCACATATTACAACGCTGGGAAAAGAAGTATCGGCTTGGTTCTCCAAGCTGACTTGGTTCGAGCTTCACCCGAAGTGTACGCAAAGATTGTTCGTGAGGCCTACGAAACAGAACTAGAATTTTAATGACTTCAGTGTTGATAAATTAACAACACAGATTAAAGATTGAAAAGGAGATAACCGATGTCTGAAGTAACAAACACCCAAGCCGCGCAATCTACAAATCAAGCGGAAGAGGGGAAGACAGTCCTGACAACGCCACCACAAGCAGAGGCTCAGGCCAATGCAGAGGCAGCGAAGCCAGGTGAGTCTGTCAACCCAAACAGTGACGCAAACTCGCAGGAAGCCCAACCAGAAGCGGCAGCCGTACCAGAGAAGTACGAACTGAAACTTCCAGAGGGGTCGATCCTTAAGCCAGAGCATGTAGAGCAGATTAGTGCCTTCGCGAAAGAGCACAAGCTGTCTCAAGAACTAGCTCAAAAGCTTTTGGAACGAGAAAGCGGATCTGTCTCTTCTTACGCGCAAGCGCGGCAAGCTGAGATCGATAAAGAAGTCTCTGGTTGGCTCGTTCAAGTACAAAACGACCCTGAGTACGGCGGCGAAAAATTTAAACAAAACGCCGAATACGCACGTCAGTTCGTCAAAAAGTACGGTGACGAGGACTTTTGGAAAGCGCTCGACATGACGGGGCTAGGGAATCATCCCGCGCTCTTTCGTTTCATGGCGAGGGCGGGGAAAGCGGCAGCAAACGACAAAGCAGTATTCGCAGGGACTACAACAACCCCTGAGAAAAAGTCGGCAGCCGAGATCCTTTATAGCAACCCAAACAATTAACCAGGAGCTAAAATATGGCAACAGTAGGATCTAGCGTATTAACACTTGTGGATTGGGCGAAGCGCCGCGATCCAGATGGAAAAGCTGCGGTCATCGCAGAAATTCTCTCTCAGAACAACGAAATCATTCCTGACATCCCATTCATGGAAGGTAACCTGCCGACTGGTCATCAGACCACGATCCGCACTGGATTGCCTACCGTTTACTGGCGTAACCTGAACGCTGGCGTTCAACCTTCTAAGAGCACGACTGCACAAGTCCAAGAACAGTGCGGTATGCTTGAAGCTTGGTGCGAAGTCGATAAAGACTTGGCTGAATTGAATGCTGACGTAGCTGGTTTCCGCTTAAGCGAAGCTAAAGCTTTCATGGAAGCTATGGCTCAAGAAGCTGCTCAAACCATCTTCTACGGAAATAACGGCCTTGCACCTGAAGAGTTTAACGGTCTTGCGATTCGTTACAGCTCTCTCTCCGCTGCAAACGCTCAAAACATCATCTCTGGTTCAGGCGCAGGCTCGGACAACTCTTCGATCTATCTCGTTGGATGGGGTGAAAACTCTGTTCACGGTATCTTCCCGAAGGGTTCTAAAGCAGGTCTTGTTCACGAAGACTTAGGCGTCGTGACGGTTGAGACTTCGGCAGGTGTCGGTGGAAACCGCATGCGTGCTTATCAAGATCACTTTCAGTGGAAGATGGGTATCACTGTTAAGGACTGGCGTTATGTCGTTCGTATTCCGAACATCGACATCTCGAACCTTGTTTCTAACAGCTCTCCAGCCGACTTGATCGAACTCATGATCAAAGCGACTCACCGTATTCCGAACCTCTCGGCATGTAAGCCTGTGTTTTACATGAACCGCAGCGTGTTCCAATACCTCGATATCCAACGCCGTAACGATGTTCAATCCGGTGGACAACTCTCTTACGAGGTTGTCGACGGTAAGCGCATCCCAATGTTCCGAGGCATCCCAATTAAAATGTGTGATGCACTCCTCGAAACAGAATCGGCAGTAACCTAATTGAATTAATGGGGCTGCGGGTCTTATGGGTTCGCAGCCTCAAAACAAAACTTTAACAAGGAGATATTAAAATGATTCTCGATGCACAAACACTTATGTCGGATTCGCAGGCTTTAACGGCTACTGCGTACTCGTCAAACACGTATGATTCTGGAGCCGCTGATAACGATATCAGTATTGGTGAAGATATGTGCGTGGTGATGAACGTAGAAGTAGCGGCAGACTCCACAAATGGAGATGAAACCTACGAGTTCCAAGTCGTCCAATCCGCAAACGCAAACTTGTCTTCCCATGACGTATTGTGCTCACGCACTATTGCGGCTGCAAGCTTGTCGGCTGGATCGATTCACATCCTTCCATTGCCTGCGGGTTCTAAAACCAAGCGTTACCTAGGAGTGCGATACGTACTTGCTGGAACCACACCTACCGTGACGGTTTCCGCATCGTACATCCCTCAGAAGTTCGCTCAGGTTTACAAGAACTACCCAGACGGAATCACGATTTCTTAATTGTTGTTGTCGTCTAAAAACTAAAAGGAAAAGTGCACATGAAAGTCAAAGCTACCAAACTAGGCTACTACAAGCACAAGCGTCGCAAAGAAGGAGAAGTATTCTTTCTCGAAGACATCAAGATCAAAGGTCGAGGCAAAGACAAGAAAGCCTTTGTCGTGCCAGCCAAGGATCAGTTTTCTGAATCTTGGATGGAACTTCTTGATGAGAAAGCACGACCATCTTCGGAAGATGACGATGAACCTGCGGCATTCGATGAACCGAAGGCTGGTCGGCAGAAGTCTGCAAGACCTGACGCGGCTCAAGAAGCCAAGGCTTGAGGCTAGGACTTTCAACGTAAAACTTAGGCGGGGTGGGTTTTGCCTGCCCCGCCATCCAAAAGGGTCACATGAACTCAATTACTGAAATCTGCAATCTAGCTCTGTCTTCCCTGGGAACAGGTGAGGATATTGCTGACTACGCTACAGAAGACAGTGAAGAGGCTAGAGCTTGTAGACGATTCTACGAGCTGGCTCGAGATAATGTTCTTCGTGACTTCCCTTGGAGTTTTGCGACCAAGAAAGGCATAGCACTTAACCTTATCGAAGAAGATCCAAACGATGAGTGGGGTTACTCATACCGTTACCCATCGGATTGCATCAACTTACGAAGAATTTTAAGCGGAATGCGTAACGACACACGTCAGTCTCGTATCTCTTTTGAGATCGGTGCGGACGACGACGGTCGGCTGATCTTTACAGACATGGAAGATGCCGAGTGCGAATACACTTTCCGAAACGAAAACGTCAGTCAATACCCACTCGATTTCATTGAGGCACTTGCTTATAGGCTTGCTTCACTCATTGCGCCGCGAATCGCTGGCGGTAATTCTGTCACAAAACGTAACGAGATGATGCAGCTTTATATGCTCGCATTATCCAAAGCACAGAAGACCACAGCAATGGAAATGCAGCCCGATGAGGAGCCTCAATCCGAGTTTATTAGAGCGAGGGACTAGATGCCTAAACTCGCTAAAAGAAACTTCACTGGCGGCGAATTAGATCCAGCCCTACATAATAACGTCGACTTAGTAAAATACCTCACAGGTCTGAAGACTCTTAGAAACTTTTGGACTAAGCGATCGGGTGGAGTTCAGAACAGACCAGGGTTCGAGTATTGCGGATTCGTAAAGAACAGAACCAAAACAACTAGGCTCATTCCATTCATCTTCAATAATGAACAGGCTTACGTGGTTGAGCTTGGTGAGTATTACATCAGGTTTATAGTTGATGGAGAGTACATCAAGGAAGCCGCAAAGAACATCACAGGTATCACTCAAGCGGCTGAGGGTGTAGTCACATCAAACGCTCACGGCTATTCAAACGGCGATCACGTTTATCTTTCTGGCATCGTTGGCATGACTGAGCTGAATGGCCGCACAGTGGTTGTAAGCGACGTTACAGCTAACACCTTCAAGATGAAAGATCAGTTCGGCGCTTATGTAGCCACTTCAGGTTACGCCGCTTACTCAAGC